GGAAACAAAGTTGTATTATTAAAAAGTCAGTTGCGGTTAGTCCTGAGGGTACTGTTCCGGCTGTTAATTTAAAGAAGGTTATAGAACGGGCAACTAAAAAACATAAATCATGGAAAACCAGATGATTCAAAAAACATTTTCAAAAGATGAGTTCGGTCAGGAACTTTTGCCCACGCGGGATATAAGTCAAAAGATCATAACAGTCATTCTTTCAAATGATTCCCCACAAGTTAGAAAAGACCTACGCTGTATTTCTTGTGGGCGAATTGTTTGTCAATATTATTCTGAAGTACGAGTAATTATTATTAATGAAGTACGCGAAGTTTCAAGACCGATAGATATACAATGCAGTCGTTGTAAATTTCTATACCGTATCGTATAATAATACAGATGACATCCGTAATTTGTAATTGGTGTGGAAAACAATTTGAAACCTTACCACATTATATAAAGCGAGGTGGTGGTAAGTTTTGTTCAACTACTTGTTATTACAAATCAATAAAAGGAAGAAAACCATCACATACTGGAACTAAAATGGTTGTTAATGTTGGTAAAAAAAATGGAAATTGGAAGGGAAATCAAGTTGGGTATGAGGCTTTACATGTGTGGGTTAAAAGGAGATTGGAAAAACCCCGCCTTTGTCAAAGGTGTAATATTAAATCAGCTTATGATTTAGCTAATAAAGGGATTTATAATCGAGATTTGAAAAATTGGTGGTGGATTTGTCGAAGTTGTCATATGATAATTGATGGTAGAATGAATAATTTAAAACAATATAGTAATATTAAACCATGACTAAAAGCCCAAATCTTGTTTCAGGTTCACAAACTGACGAAAGACAGGAAGGATTGCTTCAAGTGGGTTCTTCTGAAATGCCTTTGGCGTTAAATTTAAAAGATGAAGATATTTTAAGGATTATTGGCAAAAGGGTTGAGGATGGGGAAACCTATTGGAACAAAGAACTTCAACTGGATGAAATCAGAAAAAACGCTGAAGATTATTATTTGGGTAAAACCGTTGATGAAAAAGATTTATATGAGTTTCAAGTTCCTTATAGAAATAACAGAATCTTAACCGCGGTTGAAACACTTCTTCCGATGCTTACTTCACAAATTCCTTTGCCGGTTGTTACTGAAGGACGCGATACCGATGAATCAAGAGAATTGGCACACGACCTGGAAGATGTTTTATTGGCCGGATATGATGATTTTGGTGTCAGGCGTGCATTTAATGTTGTAGGTAGACATATTTTAATGGGCAAACGGGTTGGTGTTTTGAAATATCGGTTTGATCCAGAAGCGGGTGAAATACTTCCTGATGGTGGTAGAAAGGGCGCAATTGTTGTTGAATTTGTTAGGCCTGAAAAGATTGTTTTTGATGAAATGGCTTCAGACCCTGATAATATTCCTCTTGTTGCGGAATATATGGATGCAACCATTGAGGAATTAACGCTTCGTTTTCCTGATAAAAAAGATGATATTTTTAAACATTTTGGAATTGTTCGTGGAACAAAGAGGCAGTTGGCTCGCAAGGTTGGTTACATTGAGGTGTGGTTTACTTATTATGACGATGATGGAAAAGTACAAGAAGCCGTCGCTTATAGATTGGGTGAGAATCTTCTTTTGGGTGCAACCAAAAATCCAAACTGGAATTATGATGAATTTGAACAAACGGAAGATGGTAAATATCAAAGATTAAATTATTTTGATTCACCAAGAAAGCCATATATTTTGGTGAATCATATTAATACCGGCAAGTATGTAATTGATGACACTTCTTTGGCTGATCAAGCACAGGCACTTCAGGATGTGTTGGAAAAAAGAGGAAGACAAATTGTTGAAAACGCAGATCAGGCCTCAAGTGGTTTGGTTTTAAATTCCAACATGATCTCCCAAGATGATGCAGGAAAACTGATTGGTGATCCAACTGAAAAAATTATGGTTGATGGAGATGTCCGTGAAGCAGCCGCCAGGCTTCCTTACAATATGTTGCCGGCTTATGTTATTAATGATAAAAATGATGCCAGGTCTGAAATTGATAATATTTTTGGTGCAAATGCTGCACTTCGCGGTGAGGAACAGCGAGGACAAAAACTTCTTGGCGCAATGGTTTTGTCACAGCGGGCAAACTCCGGCAGACTTCAAACAATAACCAATGCTTTTGAAGACGCTTGTGGAAGACCGTTTGGTTTATATCCTGCGATGGTTCAAATGATGAAGGTGTATTGGGATGAGCCGGAAATTGTCAGATATACACCCGATGATGGAAAGACCCGTTTTATTGAGTGGAAATCAGACAAAATTGAAGATGGTGTCAGGGTTCGTGTTAAAGCGGGTTCTGCAATTCCAAAAGATAAACAGTCAAAGAAAAATGAAACTGTTCAGTTAGCCCCCACACTTGATCCATTAACTTTAGCTGAAGGAATGGATTGGCCAAATGCCAAAGAAATAGCAAAAAGAATGGTTTATTACAGGTTTTTTATGGATAAGTATTTAACTGAAGTTTTAGCAGATGACGGTTCAATGGTTGACAGTCAAGCAATTGGTGATATTCAGGCTTTAATGCAAGGCCAAATTCCGCCAGTTCCTGAAGAACCTTCCAAAAGATATATTTTAACTTTGACAAGGTTTTTAGAAAGTGATGGTTTTAAATCTGTTCAAGATGTGCAGATTAAACAAAACATTATTGATTTTGCAAAGGCTGTAAACGATAAAGCACGGGGTGGGCTTGGTGAGGTTGCGCCGCAATCGGAACAAAGTCCTGAAACTCCAACTCCGGCTGAAGAAGCGGGGGTTGTGCCGGCTGAAACATCTGTTGAAGGGGCAGAAACACCATTACCACCAACAACTCTTGAAGGTGAAGCCCAAGCGCCTAGACAAAATTTTATCCAGGGTTTATTATCAAGAATAAGGGGTAAATAATATGCCGGTAATGATTACAAAAAAAGAAGGTGGAAAATATTCTGTTAAAACTCCTGGTGGTATGAAAGCAAAGGGAACTACAAAAGAAAAAGCGATGGCTCAACGAAGGCTTCTTAATGCAGTTGAACATTCTAATTGGAAACCAACAAATAAAAAGGGTAAAAGACATTTAGCGATGGCTGTTCGTGCTGCGAAAGGATAATTATGATGACAATGGAAAAACCAGATAAAGAAATGCAAAAAAGGCGTGATGCAATGAAAAAACGTCTTGCTTCACTTGGTAAAAATAATCCGGTTGTTGTTGGTGCAATGAAAATGCAAGACCCGCAAAATGAGGATATGAAGTGGAAAAATTGGCAGGTCGTTGATGAACTGGTTTCTTCTGCAAGGCGTGAGTATATGCAAAAGGAAAATGGTTCAATGAAACAGTGTCTTACCAACCTTGCAACTGCATTGTCCAAATTGGCTTCAAAAGAAACTCTTGACAAAGGGAAAAAGACGGTAGAAAATGGTAGTAGTAAAGATGAAGATTACTAATTGACTTGACAAAGGTTTTAAAGTAATCTACATTTATAACAGAGGTCACTTAGACCCAGCAAGCGAAAGCGAACTGGGTTTTTTTAGTTTTAAACTATATGAATTTTACAAACAGAGTTTTAACAACCACACAGGACAAAATTGTCCCAAAAGTTTTTGACAACTTCTTGTCAGATAACTTTGTAACCTTCAGATTTGTTGGAAATGGTAAAAAGTGGGTTGGTGAAACTTTGAAATTCCCAGTTAAAATAGGAAAAAATACTCTTGGTGGATCGTTCTCCGGTTTAGATCAACACTCAACTGATGCAGTTGAAACCCGCACCAATATGTCTTATGAACTTAAAGCTTATGAAATTCCTGTTGCAATTCCTGGCTTGGACAGGTTGGTAAATGCTTCTGAAGCACAAGTTATTAATTTAGTTAAAACTGAAATGGAATCTTCAGCACAAGACGGAATGGATGATGTTGCTGATATGTTTTATAGTGACAGCACCGGAAATTCCGGCAAAGATTTTGAAGGTGCTGCAAATTTGGTTGATGACACTACAACCGTTGGAAACTTATCAAGAACAACTTATCCAACCCTGGTTTCCTCAATTTTAGATTTTGGTGGAACAATGACTTTAACCAAATTGGCAACTGTATTTTCAGGTGCTTCCGGCGGATCGGGTGCAAAACAGAAACCAACTCTTATTGATTCTGATGAAACAGTTTGGGATTTATATGAAAGCGTGCTTTCTCCAACAGTAACTGCAAATTATAATGCGGTTGGTCTTCCGGTTGTTACCAGGAGTTCAAAAGGTGCAATTCCCAATGGACAGTTAAGAGGTTCGTCTGGTTATACTTCTCTTATATATCGCGGTGTTCCTTGGGTAGCTGATGAAAAAGCAACATCATCAGTTCTTTATATGTTCAATGAAAATTATTATGAATGGTATGGAATTAATGATCCTGATATGACCCAGCCCAATTTTGGAAGTTCAATTGATGGCGCATTAGCTGAAATTCCTTCCAAATACGCAGGACTTAACTGGTCAGGACTTATGAAACCGGTTAATCAATATGGAACTGTCGGACACATTTATCTTTTTGGTAACTTTGCCGCAAGTCAGCCAAGGCGACACGGAAAAGGTGAAGACATAACTGGTGTATAATTAAAAACATGATAAACCTAATAGCACAAGACATTTTTACTGAATCATCTGAACAACTCCATGTTCTTGGAACGTTGGGAGTTGATAAATACGGTGACAGATATAGATATGCTCAAGCCGGTGCAGTTGCTTTGGTAACTGGTAATTTGCTTCAAGAAGCGGCTGAAGATACACAATTCAGAAGTATGGCTGTTGCAACAGCGGCAGCAATCGGTGCAGATGAGCTTTCAATAACTCTTGGCTCAACGGCGGTTACTGCAAATATGTTTGACGATGGTCAGCTTTGGGTAGAATCTTCAACTGGAATTGGTCAACAGTTCAGAATTAAAAGACATGGAATAGCTGATGCAGCCGCAGCTTGTACTTTTGTACTAGACAGACCACTAAAGATCGCATTAACGACTTCTTCACAGGTTTCAGTTAGAAAAAGTGCTTATGACGGAGTAATTCAATATCCGGCAACCACACAAACTGGTGGAGCAGTAGGTGTAGCGCTTTATGCTCAAACCATATCTTACTTTGGTTGGATCAAATCTGGTGGTGATTGTCCGGTACTTTTTGATGACGGAACAAACACATCAAATGGAGTTACAGGAATAGTTCCAAGTGCGTCAGTAGCAGGATCGGTTAAACCGGCGGCAGAAACAGATGCAAGCCCAATTTACATTGGTTATGCAAGAGAAGTTGCATCAACTGACAGTACAATGGGGATGGTTCATTTGACAATTGATTAAGCTTTACGCGAAGCAAAATAAGTTGATTATGTTTACCGGTAGCGTTGTAAAGCCGGTTAAAAGAAGTAATCAGGACAGCCCTGATTAACAGGGCTTTTTTAGTAAAATGGCAAAAAAAGAAAAAAAAGAAGTTAAAGTAGCAAAAGAACCGAAAGATACGGATTATGCTGATTATGGTGATTTTATCAAGGCAAAAAAGGAGCAGGAAGCTAAATTAGCAGAAAAGAAAGAAGAATAATATGGATGCAGTAAATTACATTAGAGGTTTAAGAGGCAACCAAATATATCCGCAAAATTTGGTATTACCTTATATGCCAGTTGAAGGTGGAAAGGTTTGGTTTGTAGACGGAGATCAATCAACAGGAAGTCATGGAGGAAGAAGTTGGTCTGATGCTTTTGATGAAACCGAATTTGACGGTGCTTTGTCTTCTCTTGGTGATGTTCGTGCGGGAGATGTAATTTATGTTGCGGCTCGCACAATGGCTCAAACTGACACTGATCCTATTTCTTACACAACTAATTTAACTGTTGATGTTCCACAGGTTTCAATTATTGGAGTATCAAGAGGATTAACCCAGGGCGGACTTCCACAACTTAAGGTTGGTGCAACAACAACCCAAGCTGTTATTAGGGTTCGTGCGCCAGGAGTAATGATTGCAAATATTGGTATTAACGGTGCTGGTGCTACGGGTGGTGGTATTAGGTTTGATGATGATGGCGGAACAACTTATGCTTCATTTGGGGGTTCAGTTTTGGGATGCCACTTCAAAAACTGTGTAGGAACAACTGCTACCAATGCAGCAACTGGTGGGGCAATTATGCTTTCGGGTGCGCCTTGGCAAATTCGTATTGATGGTAATGTATTTTATAAGAATGTGGGGGATGTTGTTCTTTTAGATACAAGTAATGCGGTTCCCCAAGATGTTGTTATTCAAAATAATATCTTCTCGCCGGTTGCAGCCAGTACCGACTGTAATATTTATGGTGCAGGAGGTTCTGGATTTGGATATGTTATAATTGATAGTAATGTATTTGGGCAACTTCCAGCGGTTGGTTCTGGTTCAATCAAAAGATATATGGATTTGACTGGTGCTGATGGTGGAATGGTTACAAGAAATGTGTTTGGGGCATTGGCAGCAGACACGGGAACAACCCTGACCTGGTTAGCAGCAGGTACGGCAGCCAAGATTCCAACCACAGTTCATGTAGCTGGAAATTATGGTCAATCCGATACTGCAACAGAAAGTGGAGAAGTTACCATCGGGGCAAACTCTTAATCTTCTTGACCCCCCTCTTTCAAATAATGTTATAATCTTTTTATATGGATAATTTTACCCACAAATTTGAAATTGTGTTTAGTAACGGTGAAAAGCATATAAAAGGTAAAATTGAATTTAATACTGATAATATAGCTTCTTTTAAACTTACAGATAATTCACAACCTCTGACTGAAGAATTAATGAATATTTTTTTAAAGTGGGTTGCAGACATGAGAACTCTTTATAAAAGTCAGGGTGGTATCAAAAAAATTAAACTTGTTGAAACAGGAGAAGAAGAATAGTTTCTTGATTTTTCTCATCTGATTGATTTATACTGTTTATAAGTATTACAATAAATTATGGCAAGAGTACAAATTCCAACAGATGCAAATAGAAACGCAGTCCAGGTTGTTCCGGCTGTTGTTGCGCTTGAGGAAACTTATGATGCCACAATTTCTTCAAGTACCGAAATTACTCTTAACGCTTCCACAACTTTCATTGAAGTAACAGCAATAGACAAAGGAATTTTTATGAAGTGGGGAACGACTGATGTTTCAAATTCGGACTTTGATGAATTTATTGCGGCGGGGCAATCAAGACAATATTATGTCCCTAGGGACACAAGTGGTGATCTTTATACAGCCGTGAATTTTATTGAACAGGCAGCCACAGCTGTTCTTGTGATGATTGAGAAATAACTTCAGGATTTAATTGCTTTTTAGTCTTCGGAAATAGTGTTACAATGGTTAATATGCCAACTAAAGGAATACTTAATGAAAATTATTATTTTGGATTAACCCCTCTTGATTCTGATTCTTTTTATGGAGGAAAAAACCATTTAAATAAGTATCTTCGTACGAAATTTGGGAAAAGGTTTTTTGTTATTTCGGATCAAATGGCTTCGTTTATTGGACTGTTTGACAGACGTTCTCCACAAAATTCAATAATGAGCAATTCTTATGCTGAAAAGAAAAGCAATTTGGAAGTTATAAATGAAGCACGGGGTGATGTTTTGATTGCCGGATTAGGCATAGGTTTAATTGTTTTACCAATTATGAATAAACCGGAAGTTAAATCAGTTGATATTGTGGAGTTGCGTAAAGAAATAATTGATTTGATTGTTCCACAATTGCCGCTTAATGATAAAGTTAAAATAATAAATGCAAATGCTTTTTCCTTTCAAACAGATAAAAAATATGACATAATTTATTCAGATACCAATGCCGATGAAGATACAGTTAACTTGGGGGCGGTGGCCAAAGAATATTTCAAACAATATCTTAAAAAAGAAGGAAAGGTTTTAGTTTTTAATTGGGTTAAATAATAACAATATGGCAGACACATCAGCAACCTCACCAGGAACAATGACAAATGTCGTTGTGGCAGAGAGTTTCTTTCTTTGGAATAATGTTAATAATGCCAAATTAAGCGATAATGTTTACGTAACGGGCGCTAACGGGTTTAGTCCACTTTATGATAAACTTGTTTCTTTGATATTGGCGGATGGAAGTTTCGGGTCGGAAAATAAAAAGACTGGAATAGAATGGGTTAGTACTACTGATACCTATTTTTCTTATGGTGGATCGTCTGATGCTTGGGGTGAAACATTAACTGGTGTAGACATAAACGATTCAGATTTTGGGGTTGTGTTACAAGTAGATCAAGGTGGGGGGGCATATAGTGATTATCTTCAGGCAAGTAATTTTGGTTTTTCTGTTCCTGCCACGGCAACAATAGATGGTATTTTGGTAGAAATAGAAAGACACTACACTGGATTAAGACCAAAAATCCCAAACGTTGATCATATTCGTATAACTGTAAGTTACACAGAAGCAGCAGCTAGTCCCAGTGTCTTTAACAATTTCGGGCTTTCTTCTTTGCGTTTGCAAATGTAAATTTTAATGAAAAACTTTTCTGAAATTAAAAAACAGACAGTAATTCGGGAAAATTCTGAAGTTAATAAAAAACACTATCAAGCAAAAGTTATACGAACCGACAAGTTTTTAAAAATAATCAGGCAAAATAGTTATGAGGTTGCAGGAAAACTGGTTGTGGATTTGTCAAAAATTGAAGAAATGATTAAAAAAATTGAAAGTAAAGTTTGGGGATAATTTTTATCAGTCTTGACAATAATTGTTGTAATGATATAAAGTTATGTAACGAGGTTCTTGAAACCCTAAATATGATAACTACAAAAAAACTTCAAAGTATAATTTTCAGAAAAACATCGCTAATAATTTGTGTGGATTTTTTTATTGAATAATATGGCAATTCAAGAAGACCCAACTTTATATAATCAAATTACAGTCAAAAACATTGACGATGAAGATTTTGTTTTCAAAATCAATCGGGAAATGTATATGATCCGTGCGGGTGAAATCAGGATTTTCCCGAAGTTTATGGTTAGGCCAATGTTAAAACATTTGATTGATAAAATGCTTATTAAGCGTGACAAAGAAGGGACTCTTTTGCGAAATCAAAAAAAGCGGGACGAACTTGCTGCTCAAATTATTTTGAAAGAAGAAGTTTATGAAAAACCCAGCACACCAACGGATCGTGAATTGGTTGAAAATATGAATAAGGGTGAGCCAGAACTTGATAGGATTTTGCAAAAAAACAAAGCTAAATTGCGTGCAGCAGAAACCTCTCTTATTCCTGAACCGGAAGTTGATACTTCAAAAATTGAAACTCAATCAGTTTCAACGGATGAGTCTTTTTCGTTTTCTAAACCGGTGCAAGTAGAATCTTCCAAAGAAAGCAAATCTGTTGTTGATATTGGTGAAATTGATGCTGAAGAACACTTTGACCAAATTGAAGAAGAAAAAAATAGACCAATCCCCTCCCGTGAGGAAATGCTTAAATATGCAAAAAATGTATTAAAACTTGATATTTCCGAAGAAAAAACTAAAAAAGCCTGGGATGCAATGGATGATGAAAAGTTGTATAAAGAACTTGGGCTTGATAAAGAAGAAGATTTAACAGAATTAGGTTTTAAATAAAACATGGGAAAAATAACATCAAATCCGCAAGCAGATCAACCGGATATTAACGAAGAAGAACTGTCTGACACCACTCCAGGCTTAGTTCCTGATGAAACTGATGAGTTGGTCGTTGAATCAGAAGGAACGCCTGTCGTTGCCTCTAATGAAGCCACAGAGGACGAAAAACCTCCGGTTGATGAAAAACCTGCATATACCTTCAAAACTCAGGAAGAACTTGATGCTTATGTGGCATCAAAAGCTAAACCTGAACCCGTTGAGCCAACTGAGCCGGTAAAACCGACAACTGAAGAAGAAGATGAAGAACTTGCTAAACTAGAATTTTGGAAAGGCCAGCGTGATGCTGAAGGTAAATGGATCGGTGAAGCACCAAAAGATTGGAATGATTTTGCTAGAACCATTATTAAACACCTTTCGCCTCAAAAATATGCACCAAAACTTTTGGCAGAATTTCAAAAATTAACCGTTCAGGAAAGGAAGGAAATTGAAAATATAAATAAGGAATTTGATGCTGAATATGATGATATTGCGGCTCAAGGTTTAATTCCAGCAAGAAACACTAAGGAGGGTGAGGAAATAAACAAGCAAATTTCTACGATTGGCGGTCAATACGGAATCGGCTCAATGAAAAAAGCGTATGAACTTTGGTCAAAAATACCAAAAGAACAAGGTGGCGGATTAAATTATGCTGCACCCACTAAGCCAAATCCTTCAAAAGAGGCTTCCCGACTTGTCGGATCAAGTTCAAAAACTCAAAATGCCGGTAAAACGAAAACCCCGATCCCTTATGACAAGCTACATTCAGCCAGAAGCGTTGATGAATTAATTGATGAAGAATAATATGAGCCAAAAATCTGTAAAAGCAGCCAGAAAAGAAGAAAAACTTAAAAAGGAAGATGCCGCCAAAAGAGTTCAGGAATTTCAAAAAGAGGCAAATAAGTTAAGTGAAAAATATCGCGTTGATATTGTTCCCAGGCTTCAATATGGCGCAAATGCAATTGTTCCTATTTTGGTGGCCATTGATGTTAAGGATAAATATGAACAAATAACTGAAGAAGCAAAAAGAGCAGAAGCTGAAAAGAAATCTGAAAATGGCGAATCCAAAACTCCAAAGTTGGAACTTTAAACTCCATTGTTTTTTGTGTTAAGATGTGAATATGTCATTCCAAAAAGGAAATAAATTTGGATTATTGGGTGGGGCTGGTTGGAATAAGGGTATGAAGGGATATACTAATTCTGGCTCTTTTAAAAAGGGTCAAACTTCCCCACGAAAAGGAGTTCGTTTATCTTTGGAAACAAAGGAAAAACTACGTCAAAGCCATCTTGGTAAAAATATTGGGAAAAGACCAGTTTGGGTTGGTAAAAAAATAAGCAAAGCCAAAAAAGGTAAGCCTATTAAGGGACACAAAGTATCTGAAGAAACAAAAAGAAAATTGAGTCTGGCTCATACTGGTATGAATAAACCCTGGCTTATTAGTGTTGATAAAAATTTACCAAAAGGTGAAAAACATTGGAACTGGAAAAATGGAATAACTCCTGAAAATAAAAAAATACGAAATTCAAAAGAATATACAATTTGGAGAATTGCTGTATTTATGCGAGATGATTATACTTGTCAAAACTGTGGACAAAGGGGCGGAGAACTTCAGGCAGACCACATCAAACCTTTTTCAAAATATCCTGAATTAAGATTTGCAATTGATAACGGAAGAACCCTTTGTAAAACTTGTCATAAACTAATAGGGTATAATTATTTTAAAGAAAAAAATACCATGAAAGGAGAATATCAATATGATTAGTTTTGGAATGGCTAAAACTCAATTTCAAAATTTAGCACAAGACACTTCTGACGCTGCACTAACTTTTTTTGGTAATACTTACAACATCGGTTTGCATGAGGTTGAAGACCGGTTGGAAACCCACTTAACAGAAGAAACCTGGACTGATTTGACTGAAGACGGCGTTTACAGTTACCCCACGCTTGACCAATTTGTTAAATTAAATGAAGCCTTCATTACAATTGGCACAACGACATATCCCCCATTGATCCAGGTTACTGATGAAGCGGAATGGATAAATCTTCGCACAGACATTGGTGAAGCAGACCCAGCTACGCATATTTTTGTTAGAGGTGATACTTTCGAACTTTACCCAACCCCAGGAACAGACGATAATACGATTACGCTTCGGGCTGAAATGGGCGGAAAAGATTTATCATTTGACGATAGTTCAACAGGAACGATTTTAACTTTAACAAATGACACAACAGCTGTTGTTGGAAGTGACACCGATTGGACAACGGCAATGATCGGAAGATATTTTAAAATTAATGCATTTCCTGTATGGTATAAAATTTCAGGTGTTGCTGATACCACCCATTTGACTTTAGCAAAAGCTTATCAAGGTGTATCAATTGCTGCCGGAACTTCTGCATATACAATTGGTGAAATGCCGCGTACACCAGGAACTACACATCAAATTCCTGTTTGGTATGCAATGATGAATTACTATTTGGGTTTTAAACAAAACCAGGATAAGGCCGCTTTTTATAAGGGAATGTATGAATCTGATATAGCA